CGAGATCACCAGGGATGCGGTGCTGCTGGTGGCTGAGCGCAACAAGTTCGACAGTGCGCAGGTGTGGCTGGGTCGTCAGAAGTGGGACGGCATACCACGCGTTGAGCGCTTCTTTCCACGCTACCTCGGCACTGAGGACAACGCCTACACACGAGCGGTGGGGCGTTACCTGTGGACTGCGCTCTCAGGTCGAGTGATCAAGCCAGGCAGCAAGGCCGACATGGCCCCGGTGCTGGTGGGTGAGCAAGGCGCGGGAAAGTCCCAGGCAGTGGCCGCAATCGCCCCTGATCCAATGTTTTTCACTGAGATCAGCTTCGGTGAGAAAGACGACGACAAGAGCCGCAAGATGCGCGGGCGCTTGGTAGCTGAGTTAGGCGAGCTGCGCGGTCTTCATACATCGGAGTTGGAATCGATCAAGGCTTTTATTACAAAAACGCATGAGGACTGGACACCCAAGTACAGAGAGTTCAACACCGTTTTCCCACGCCGGTTGGTGTTCATCGGGACCACCAACAAGGAAGAATTTCTGGCCGATGAGACGGGTAATCGGAGGTGGTTGCCGGTCCGAGTAGGGGCATGTAGGGGAGTGGACGTGGAGGCAATTCGGCGGGACCGGTTACAACTTTGGGCGGAGGGCGCGGAGATTTTTGGACGGGTCGGAATCGATTTTTCGGACGCCGAAAAGCTCGCTTTAAGCGTCCACGCCGATCACATGATGAGCGATCCGTGGGAGCCGAAAGTTAAGAAATGGCTGGCTGAGCCGGAAGAGCAGGTTGGGCAGCCACCAGCCACACGCGATTTTTTGCACGCTCATGACGTGCTTGAGAACGCGCTAAAAATTGAAGCCCGCAATATTAAGCGTGTTGACGAGATGCGGATAGCTGCAGTTTTACGCGCGTTGGGCTATACGCACAAAAGATTGCAGATTGAGGGGAGAAGGAGCTGGGTCTTCTGCCCAACCTGCCCAACCGTGCCCAACCCGAAAGCGGACCAGGTTGGGCAGCGCTAGGCCGCATGGATAGTGGCTTTAGACCTAAGTGCCTAACCTGCCTAACCTATATATATAAGAGATATCTGGAGATATGTATATATATGTACAGTTACATTTAGTATACAAACTAGCGTTTCCAGGAAAAGGATGGGAAAAAGGTTAGGCACGGTTAGGCAGGTTAGGCACGTAAAAAATTGCAGATTGGAGAATCGACGGTGAATAAGCGAATTGTTGGGGTGAATGAGAGGGGGTTGCGCATCGGCGAAGACCATCATCATGCGCGGCTGACAAATGCGGAATGCGAGCTGATCCGAAGGCTTCATGAGCAGGGTTGCAGTTACAAATTCCTCGCTCAGAAATTTGAGGTGGGGAAGTCAACCATCGGCGACATCGTGAAGTTCCGAAGGCGCGGGCAGTTTGCTGTTGGGTGGCGAGAGGTGGTATTGGGCTGACGGCTTAAAACGCGCTAGGAGGCGATTTTGGGTTGCGATGCACCATGGGTATTGCTGCCTCGCAAAAAGCGCATGGCGGGGCGATTTGGCCTGTCGCTGAGGATGAGTTGGGTGCGTTGGGATTCGCTGGATTTCGGCGGGTTGGTGGTACGCGTACCTGGTTGTATGGTCGATAGATTCGGGTTGTATGAAACTAACACCAGAAAAGCTGACCGCGTTTTGCGCTGCGCTCGCAGAGACCTGCAATGTGGGTCGGGCTTGCGCTGCGGTCGGTGTTTCTCGCTATACCGCGTACAAGTGGCGCAAGGAGATGCCCGAGTTCGCCGAATCGTGGGACGACGCGATGCGCGCTGGAGTGCTCGCGCTGGAGGATGAGGCTCATCGCCGTGCGTTCGAGGGGACTACAGAACCGGTGTTCCATCGTGGTGATGAGGTGGGCTCGATTCGCAAGTACAGCGATACGTTGGCCATCTTCTTGCTCAAGGCACACAATCCTGAGAAGTACCGAGAGAACTCGAAGATCGACCTGACCGCAAAACTCTCCATCGGCGAGATGAGCGAAGAGGAAATCAAAGCCGAACTTGCTTCGTTGCTGGGCACTGGTGTTGTGCCTACCCCTGCGTCCGATGACGGTAGTGACCTCACTTGAGCGGGATGCGCTAGCGCGAGCACTACTTCTGGCGCGAGAGCTAAAGCGTCGCAACCCTTGGCGACCGTTACCTGGTCCTCAAACGCTGGCCTTCAACTCGAAGGCTGATGTCATTGGATACGGTGGCGCGGCGGGTGGTGGTAAGACCGACCTAGCCTGTGGTAAGACTCTGACTCAGCACCAGAAGGTGCTTGTGTTACGTCGAGAAGCCACGCAGCTCACGGGCATCATCGACCGATTCACCGAACTCATTGGTAGCCGCGATGGCTACAACGGGGCTGAGCGCATTTGGCGTCTGCCTGACCGCAAATTGCAGATTGAGTTTGGCTCGACGCCAGCGCTCGATGATTGGAACAAGTACCAGGGCAGGCCCCATGACCTATTGATCTTCGATGAGGCCGCGAACTTCTTGGAAGGCCAAGTGCGTGCCTTGCTTGGTTGGTTGCGCTCGGTAGATCCCAAGCAACGTTGTCAAGCGCTCCTCACCTTCAACCCGCCGACCACGGCAGATGGGCGGTGGATCATTGACTTCTTCGCACCCTGGCTAGACCCCAAACACCCTGTACCGGCTGAGCCTGGCGAGCTGCGTTGGTTCGCCATGATCGACGGCAAAGAGGTGGAGGTGCCAGACGGCCAATCGTTCGTTCACGGTGGTGACCTCATCAAGCCGATGAGTCGCACCTTCATCCCGTCGCGGGTTAGCGACAACCCGTACCTGATGGGGACTGGATACATGGCCACACTGCAATCGCTGCCCGAGCCGCTGCGCTCGCAAATGCTTCACGGCGACTTCCAAGCGGGTGTTGAGGACGACCCATGGCAGGTCATTCCAACGGGCTGGGTTGAGATTGCCATGGCGCGCTGGAGCAGGCCCGACAAGCTGCCCCCGATGGACTCCATGGGCATCGACGTGGCGCGAGGCGGCAAGGACTCCACCGTGATAGCTCGCCGCCACGGTATGTGGTTCGACGCACCCTTGACCTATCCGGGTAGCGCCACACCGGATGGGCCGACCGTAGCGGGCCTGGCGCTGGCTGCCAGCCGTGATGGGGCCATTCATCACATCGATGTGATCGGTGTGGGTAGCTCGCCCTATGACTTTCTGAGGCAGGCGAACCAACCCGTCATCGGCGTCAACGTGTCCGAGAAAGCGCTGGGCATGGATCAATCGGGGCGGCTGTCGTTTTTCAACCTGCGCAGTGAGCTGTGGTGGCGGATGCGCGAGGCGCTGGACCCGGCCAACAACACCGGCATTGCGCTGCCCAATGACAACCGGCTGCGTGCAGACCTTTGCGCGCCGACCTGGGAAGTGAGGAGTGCGAGCATCAAAGTCGAATCGCGCGACGAGATACTGGCCCGAATTGGCCGCAGCCCTGACTACGGCTCGGCCTACATCCTTGCGTTGATCGATACGCCCAAGCGCAGGAACCTTCCCGGTTCGCGTAGGAAGTCCAACGACCACGACCCCTACGCAGTCCTGGGGTAGGTCCTCAACCAGGTGCGCGTACCCGCGACAACCAAACCTAGCATCCAGCCGAAGTCAATCCTTATGACGCGCGCTGCCAATGCTGAACTTTCAACGCTTGATGACGAATTTGAACGTCGGGCCCTTGCTCGATGCCATCGAATCGCGTCCAGAACTTTGGCAAGAAATCACCGTCAGGCAGGAAGCACCCGGTAGTCCTCACCGCGACACCGAATGTATTTGGTTGCGTGGCCCACGCGAGATAACGGTGCAGTCAGTGTTTCACGACACCTACTGCGTTGACTATCCGGCGATGACGAAACTGGCCGAGGAGGTCTACCCACTGGCAGCTCCAGTGCTGCGCGACATGGGCATGACAGTGCTTGGCCGCGTGATGATTGCGAAGCTGCGCCCCGGTGGGGTCATCGAGCCGCATGAAGACCAGGGTAGGTACGCCAAGTCCTTTACGCGCTATCACTTGGTGCTCAAGTCCGAGCCAGGCAACGTCTTTGAGTGCGATGGTGAGTCAGTGCACATGGCACCAGGCGAGCTGTGGTGGTTCAACCATCGTGGTCAGCACACCGTGCGCAATGGGTCGAGTGAGCCGCGCACGCACTTGATCTTTGATATCCAGCACCCTGCCCGCACAGCACTGCCGCTTACGAGCAGTCTGAAGAATCCGGCAGCCGGTGTGCAGATCGCAGAGATTCCGATGGCTGCGCGCATCGATGAGATATGGGGGCTGCTTGAGGCTCACTGGCATGAGATCGCGCGCAACAAGGAGGTCATGGTGCTCAAGCCTGACCGTGCGCGATACGCCGAAGCTGAGGCCAACGGAAACCTCATCTGCCTGGCTGCACTTGACCCGGATGGCGAGATTGTTGGGTATTCCGTGTCGTTCATCGGCCCACACATCCACTACGCCGATTTGATCGTGGCCAACAACGACGTGTTGTTTCTGCGTGAAGACCTTCGTTCAAGCCGGATCGGCCTGAAGCTGCTTAAGGAAACGGAGCGGGTGGCCACGGCCAGGGGTGCGCGGCTGATGCTGTGGCACGCCAAAGAGAACACTGCGCTGGCCAAGATCATGCCGAGGCAAGGCTATGGCGTGCAGGACATCATTTTCAGCAAGACATTGGGGGAGTCCCCATGCAAGGAGAATTGAATGGGGATTACCTCGACCATTGTTGCGGTAGCGGGGGCTGTCTACACTGCGAAGAAACAAGGTGACGCGGCTGACGCGCAACAAGATGCGGCTGAACAGCAAGCTGCTGCGATGGCAGAGCAAGCTGCCGCCGTTGAAGCTCAGACCCAAGCGCTGCGGGATCAGATTGCGCAGCAGCAGTTGGCCATGGAGGAGATGGCCACTAATAACACCTCGCTTCTGACGCAACAGCAAGAACAATTTGAGGCTTTGCAAACGCAGTCAGAGCAACAACTTAGCCTCTACTCAACGATGCTGTCTCAGCAAGCCGAAGAGACCAAGGCGCAGGCCCAGCTTGCCGAGGAAGCCAAGAACCGCGCAAATCAGAAGAGGCCGGCGACCGAGGCTTTCATATCCGAGGCGGAGCGACGCGAAAGCGCTGGTCAATCGAGCACCATGTTGACGGGTCCAATGGGTGTGTCTCCAAACACGTTGACCTTGGGCCGCAACACCCTGCTTGGGGGCTAACCGATGGATGTGAAGAACCCCCGGGACTTACTGCTGGCGCGCTGGAGTAGCCTCAAGAACGAGCGCGCCAGCTTTATGGCTCACTGGCGCGAGATCAGCGACTATCTGCTTCCGCGTAACGGGCGCTTCTTCGTCAGTGACCGCAACAACGGCCAGCGCAAGCACAACAACATCTATGACTCCACTGGCACCCGCGCATTGCGCGTGCTCGGTGCGGGTTTGATGGGTGGGGCCACGAGCCCCGCACGTCCGTGGTTTCGCCTGGCAACTGCCGACCCCGACATGATGGACTTCGCGCCAGTGCGGCTGTGGCTGTCTCAGGTACAGCGCATGATGCTCGACATCTTCCAGCGCTCCAATACCTACCGCGCCTTGCACTCCCTGTATGAGGAGATTGGTGCATTCGGCACAGCCGCGAGCGTGGTGGTCGATGATTTCGATGATGTCATTCGGCATCACGTGTTGACTACTGGCGAATTCGCCATTGCGCAGGACCATCGCGGCGAGGTCTGCACGCTCTACCGCGAGTTCGAGAAGACCGTGGCGGAGCTAGTCGGTGAGTTTGGTTATAACCAGTGTTCGCTCACGGTGCGCAACCTCTATGACCGTGGCACCCTGGATGCTCCGATACCGATCATTCACGCCATCGAGCCGCGCGCAGACCGTGAACGGGACCTGTCCAAGCGCGACGCTGTGAATATGGCGTACAAGTCCTGCTACTTTGAGCAGGGGCGTGACGAGTCAAAGTTTCTGCGTGAGTCGGGGTTCAAGACCTTCAACGCGCTTGTCCCGCGCTGGTCGGTGGTGGGTGGTGACATCTATGGTAGCGCCCCCGGGATGGAAGCTTTGGGGGACATCAAGCAGCTCCAACACGAGCAGCTACGCAAGGCGCAGGGCATCGACTACATGACCAAGCCGCCGCTGCAGGTCCCGACCTCGATGAAGAATCACGAGGTGGACATGCTCCCGGGTGGGGTCACTTACGTTGACTCGCCAGGCGCGTCCGGTGCCATCCGCACCGCGTTTGATGTGCGCATTGACCTGAGTCACTTGCTTGCTGATATCCAGGATGTGCGTAGCCGCATCAACCAGACTTTCTACACGGACTTGTTCTTGATGCTGGCAAGTTCATCGCGCACCAACATGACGGCCACCGAGGTGGCAGAGCGTCACGAAGAGAAGCTGTTGATGCTGGGCCCGGTCCTTGAGCGGTTGCACAACGAGCTTTTGGACCCTCTGATTGAGCACACCTTTACTCGAATGATCGAGACAGGACTAGTGCCCCCGCCACCGGAGGAGCTGCATGGCGTTGACTTGAACGTTCAGTATGTCTCGATGTTGGCACAGGCGCAGCGCGCTGTGGCGACCAACTCCATCGACAGGTTTGTTGGCAATCTCGGGCAGGTCGCTCAAATCAAGCCCGATGTGTTGGACAAGTTCGACTCCGACAAGTGGGCCGATGCCTACTCGGACATGCTCGGCGTGGACCCGGAGCTGGTGGTATCGAGCGAGCAAGTTGCGCTAATTCGCAACGCTCGCGCTCAGGCCGCAGCGGCTGCGCAGCAACAAGCGCAGATGGCACAAGCCGCCGCAACTGCCAAGGACCTTTCGGCTGCGAAGACCAACGAGGAAAGCGCCCTCACCAATGTGATTAGCATGTTCAGCGGCTACAACTGAGAACACGTTAGGCGCACCACCGGAAACCCGCCACCAGGCGGGTTTTTTCTTTGTAGGTTCAGCGGTGCGCGTATGGCGTTGGGAGTAGGAATACTTAGCAGGTTAATGGCGCTCACACGGAGGTGACTGAGCATGTTGAGTAAAGAACGAAAGGACGTGAATAATGGTTGCTCCAACAAACACGGGTGCAAGCCCGGTCGTGGCGGTTGATGAAAACGGTGATGTAGTCGTTGCCCTAGGCCAACCTGCCACTGCGCGGCAAGTCTCGGTAACCACCTCAAATGCCAACACCGCGCTAACCGCCACGGTACGGCGCATCAGCATCAAGGCTCGCGGTTGCGACATGCGCTACGCAATCGGTAGCACCGCGCAAACGGCCAACGCGACCACTTCTCACTTCATCGAAAACGGCGAGCGCTTAGACCTCGCTGTTCCACTCAGCGCAAACATCGGCGTCATCCGGGATACAGCAGCAACCGCTAACGGTGCGCTGGAGATAACGGAGCTGACCTGATGTTGCACCGAGCCACAGCTACTGCGGCGGTTCGCCGTGCCAGTCAGAAGTCGGGCGTGCAGGTGATCAGGTCACTGTTTGCGCGCGGTGAGAAGGGTGTTTGGTTCGACCCAAGCGACCTGTCAACGATGTTTCAAGACAGTGCCGGCACTACGCCTGTCACTGCCGCAGGCCAGCCTGTGGGCAGGATCGTGGATAAGTCGGGCAATGGTGTGGCTGCAACGCAAGGCACGGCGGGCAGTCGCCCCGTACTTCGACAAGACGCCAGCGGTAAGTATTACCTTGAATTTGATGGCACGGACGATTGGCTGGCGACCTCTGCCATCGACTTCTCTGCGACTGACGAGATGTTCATTGGGATCGGTATTCAGAAGGCAGCCTATGGGGCAATCGCCATCGCACTGGAGTTGAGCGCAAACACCAACTCGAACAGTGGCTCCTTCTTCGTGGCTTGCCCCATCACTGTCTCGGGCGTCAACGCTCAGGTGAAGGTATCGGGGACGACGCCAACCGGCAACGCTCTGACTGCGGTGCTACCAGCAGCTCCTGCGCCATTCGTACTGACAGCTCGCATCGACATCAGTGCGAACTCGAACACGATCAATATCAATGGGACGAATACACCTAGCAACGGCCAGTCCACCGGCGGTGGGAACTTTGGCAATCACGCCTTGTACATAGGTCGCCGTGGTGGGTCCACGCTCCCGTTCGTCGGGGCAATCTACCAGATTGTCGTCTGCGGTGGCTCTGTGACTGCACTCAACACCTCCAGGGCGGAGCGGTATCTAAGCGCCGTCACTTTGTAGCTCGGAGGTGCGCGTACCTACAGCGGGCGCGCATAGATTGCGCACCATGAGTTCACACGACCCACTCGACCTGAGAGGTCAAGAACGAGCCAAGGATGACGCGCAATTGCGCAGTCGGCTCGCAAAGACCAACGAGGACGAGGATTTCAAGTGGCTCATGGGTAGCAAGCGGGGCCGTCGCATTGTGTGGCGGCTTCTGGATCGAGCTGGGGTGTTTCGGCTTTCGTTCAACACCAACGCAATGCAAATGGCATTTGCCGAGGGTAATCGCAACGAAGGTCTACGCGTCCTGTCGCAGATTCACACGCTATGCCCTGAGCTGTACCAGGTAATGGTGAAGGAACAAGCATCACATGACAACCGAATCAACGATGACGACCGCCGCAACGACCACTGAAGGCCAAGCATCGCAAGACGCGACGAACGTAGCCGCCGCAGTTGCCGCTCCCGCAGCAGCCCCTGCCGCAGCCGCGCCCGCCGCGTCAACACAGCAGCAAGCGACCGAAGGGCAGACATCGGCACCGGGTGAGACCGGCAATGCTGGTGAGCAGGCCAAAGGTGACCAGGCAAAGCCAGCAGTGGCTGCGCCTGAGAAGTACGAGTTCAAGATGCCCGAGGGCGTTGAGTTGGGTGACAAGGGCATCGCAGCATTCTCGGAAGTCGCCAAGGAACTGAATCTGCCGCAAGACGCTGCGCAAAAAGTGCTCGACAAGATGGGACCGGTAATTAACGCCCAACGCGTCGAGTCTGTAGCAAAGGCGAAAGCTCAATGGATTGAGAGCTCAAAGACTGATGCTGAGTTTGGTGGCGAAAAGCTCGCCGAGAACTTAGCAGTGGCCAAGCAAGCACTCGATACGTTCGGCTCACCTGAGCTAAGCAAGCTGCTGAGTGAGTCCGGCCTGGGCAACCACCCCGAGTTAATCAGGGCGTTCTACAGGGCGGGTAAGGCTATCAGTCAGGACAAATTCGTTCCAGCGGGAACGGGCGGGTCCTCAGGAGCACGGGACGCAGCCGCGACCTTGTTCCCCAATCAGAAACATTGATTTAAAGGAGCTTTAAATGGCAACTCTTTCCACGATCCATCCGACGTTGTTGGATGTCACCAAACGTCTCGACCCCAACGGGAAGATCGACACCATTGCCGAAATTCTGGCACAAACCAACGAAGTGTTGGAGGACATGGTGTTCATCGAGGGCAACCTGCCCACGGGTCACCGCACCACCATCCGCAGTGGCTTGCCCACCCCCACGTGGCGCAAGCTGTACGGTGGCGTTCAACCCACCAAGTCCACCACCGTGCAAGTCACCGATGCGTGCGGCATGTTGGAAGCCTACGCTGAAGTTGACAAAGCGCTGGCCGACCTCAATGGCAACACCGCTGCATTCCGCTTGTCGGAAGACCGCGCACACATCGAGGGGATGAACCAAGAGTTTGCCTCCACGCTGTTCTACGGCAATGAAGCAACTGAGCCGGAAGCCTTCACGGGTTTCGCTCCGCGCTTCAATGACCAGTCCGCAGCTAACGGCGAGAACATTCTGACCAGCGCTGCCACTCCTGACAGCACCGACAACAGCTCAATCTGGTTGGTGGTGTGGGGTGCCAACACCGTGCACGGCATCTACCCCAAGGGCTCCAAGGCTGGCCTGCAGATGGAAGACAAGGGGCAAGTGACCATCGAGAGCATCGATGGCGCTGGCGGGCGCATGGAAGCCTACCGTACCCACTATCGCTGGGACTTGGGCCTGAGCGTGCGTGACTGGCGCTACGTGGTTCGTATCAACGTGGATGCTGAGGACCTGGTTAAGAACGCGGCATCGGGCCCGGACTTGATCGACCTCCTGACGCAAGCCGTTGAAATGATCCCCTCCCTTTCGATGGGTCGCCCTGCGTTCTACTGCAACCGCACCATTCGTAGCTTCTTGCGTCGCCAGATCATGAACAAGGTGGCCAGCTCTACGCTCACGATGGAACAAGTCGCGGGCAAGCACGTCACCATGTTTGACGGCATCCCGGTCCGCCGCTGCGACGCGATCCTGAACACCGAATCCGGCATCTAAGCCAACAGAAACTGAAGGAGCAATGAAATGATTCTTGACGAACGTGGTGAATTCTGCGACGCAACTGCGTTGAACACTGGTGGCGCTGCCAGCTACCTCATCGGCGATGTGATTGACCTCGGCGCTACCAGCCGTGACATCGGTACGGGTGAAGACCTGTACGTTGTGATTCAGGTTGACACCACCGCCACTTCTGGTGGTTCCGCCACCGGCCAATTCCACCTCGCATCGGACGCGCAAGCAGCCATTGCAGTGGACGGCACGGCAACGTACCACCTGAGCACTGCGGCAATCGCCGTGGCTACTCTGGTGGCTGGCTACACCGTGCTCGTTGCACGCCTGCCCAGCGGTACCTACGAGCGCTACCTTGGCATCTTGCAAACCACTGCCGTGGCTGCCTTCACCGCTGGGAAAGTCAACGCTTTCCTGACGAAGGATGTTGCTAAGTGGGCTGCATACGCAGACGCGATCTAAGCAGGGGTAGGTGATGCGAGTTGTATCCACACTTACCCGCTTCATCGGTGGTAGTCGCGTGCGACCGGGTACTGAGTTCGAGGTGCCCGATGGTACGAAGTTAACCGCCGATATGCGTGTTGTGAGCACCAAAGCTAAGGCTGAAAAGCCAGCGGTGAAGCAAGTCGGACCCGCCACATTTAGTGAAATCGCCAGGCGTGACGGCAAGGATACGGCACCTAGAGGTGAAGCAACTAAAGGCGACGCCACAGGCTTGGTCTAGAGGGAAGTCCTTTTCACAAGGGCTGGCTTGGGGGCTGCACGTGAAAGCGTCAGCCCCCGTTTTTTCATAAGAGGTGCGCAATGGCGTCCGAAGTCGATATTTGTAATCTTGCCCTGGGGCACCTTGGCGACAAGGCGACGGTGGCGAGTCTTGATCCGCCAGAAGGTAGCGCTCAAGCAGAGCACTGTGCGCGCTTCTACCCGGTAGCACGAGATGCCTTGCTAGAAATCCACGAATGGGACTTTGCTACCAAGCGCGCCCTGCTGTCTGAGCTGGAAAACACGTGGGATATGTGGCAGTACGCCTACGCGAAGCCATCGGACTGTCTGCGTGTACTCGCGGTGCTTCAAACCGAGGCAACCAGCGACTACAGCATGACCAGTTCACCCACTTACACAGCAGAGGGAATCGTTACTGAGCGAGCTACTGGTTACGCACCACAGGAGTTCGCCTGTGAGATTGATGCAACTGGCAATAGCATCATCCTCACCAACCAAGAAGACGCGGTGGTTCGCTATACCGCCTTTGTGACAGACACAACGCGTTTCTCACCTCTTTTCATCAGCACCTTGTCCTGGCACCTGGCGGCGCTCCTTGCGGGCCCGATCCTCAAGGGTGATGCGGGCAGAGCTGAGGCCAAGCGCTGCGAACAGATGGCTTCTTTATGGCTCGCCAAGGCCACGGCTTCTGATTCCAACCAGCGCAAAGTTCGTCCGCCGCAGTCGGTGGCCTGGATGGTTGGACGATAGGGAGCGGTATGTCAAACGTTCGCACCTTCTCCCGATCCTTCGCCGGTGGCGAGGTCACGCCCGAGTTCTACGGGCGCATTGATGACGCCAAGTACCAGACCGGGCTTGCCAAGTGTCTTAATTTCTACACGCTGCCGCATGGTCCGGTGGCTAACCGACCTGGCTTTGCGTTTGTACGTGAGGTCAAGACATCTGCAAAGAGCACGCGCTTAATCCCCTTTGCCTATTCGACCACCCAAACAATGGTGTTGGAATTCGGCGACGGATATATCCGGTTCCACACTGCAGGGGCGACGCTGCTTGCTGGTTCACCTGCCGCCTACAGCGGTGGAACTGCATACACGGTGGGCAAGCTCGTCAGCTCTGGTGGCACCAACTACTACTGTATCGCCGCCACAACGGGTAACGCCCCACCCAATGCGACGTATTGGTATCCGCTGCCAAGTGCAGCCTATGAAATCCCGTCGCCTTACCTCGAAGCGGATCTATTCGACATCCACTACGTGCAATCTGCCGATGTGCTTACGCTGGTGCACCCAGGCTACCTGCCAAGAGAGTTGCGCCGCGTGGGTGCAACAGAGTGGGTGCTATCAATCATCGAGTTCGCCTCTAGGTTGACTCCGCCAGCCAGTCCAACGGCCACGGCCACGCCGGGTTCAACACCTGGTACACCAACCACTCAGACCTATGTGGTCACGGCAGTGGGGGCGAACGGGTTGGATGAGTCAACTTACTCTGCGACGGCATCGTGCAGTAACAACCTATTTGATGATGGGGCTTACAACACCATCAATTGGACGGCCTCTACGGGAGCGTCGCGTTACTACGTTTACAAGTACACCAATGGGCTGTATGCCTATATTGGCCAGACGCAAGCCACTACATTCCGCGACGACAATATTGCTGCCGATGTCTCAATCACACCGCCCGAGATCAACGACCCGTTTCTGAGCAGCGGAAACTATCCTGCTGCAGTGTCGTATTTCGAGCAGCGACGCTGCTTCGGTGGCACAACCAACGCGCCACAAACGCTGTGGATGACGCGCACAGGTACAGAGTCAAACCTAGATTATTCGATCCCGACGCGCGATGACGACTCGATTCAATTCCGCGTCGCAGCGCGTGAGGCCAACACCATTCGGCACATCGTGCCGTTGCAGCAGCTTGTGTTGCTGACCAGCTCCGCCGAATGGCGCGTGACCTCGATTAACTCGGATGCGATCACGCCAAGTTCACTATCGGTCAAGCCACAGTCCTACGTTGGCGCGAACAACGTTCAGCCGGTCATCGTGAACAACTCGCTCATCTTCGCGGCAGCGCGCGGTGGGCACGTGCGCGAGCTTGGCTATAACAGTCAAGTGGAGAGCTACGTTACGGGTGACTTGTCCATCCGCGCGCCACACCTGTTCGACAATCTAAACATCGTGGACATGGCGTTGGCCAAGGCACCGCAACCGATTATCTGGATGGTATCGAGCAACGGCAAGTTGCTTGGCCTCACCTATGTACCCGAGCACGCCATTGGTTCTTGGCACCAGCATGACACCGATGGGAGCTTTGAGTCTTGCTGTGTAGTGAGCGAGGGCAATGAGGACCACCTGTATGTGGTGGTCAAGCGAACCATCGGTGGCAACACTAAACGATACGTGGAGAGGTTGTCCAGTCGGCAATTCGAGGACCCTGAAGACGCCTTCTTTGTGGACTCAGGGGCGTCCTATGACGGTACTAACACGAGTGTGACCACGATCACAATTACGGGCGGCACGACTTGGGGACCGAGCGAGACGCTGACGGCAACTGCCTCAAGCGCGCTCTTTGTATTCCCTGGCAGCTCCGACGTTGGCGACGCCATCGTGCTGAGCGATGCCGATGGCAACTCCTATGTGCTGACGATTGAATCCACTAGCTCAAGCACGGTGGCCACTGTGCGCGTTGATAGGACGCTGCCTGTGGCGCTGCGAAGCGTAGCAAAGACCACGTGGGCCTTTGCTAGGAACTCGTTGTCCGGTCTAACGCATCTTGAGGGCAAGACCGTCAACATTCTTGCCGATGGGGCTGTTCACCCCCAACGCACGGTTGCCTCTGGTGCCGTCACGCTCGATGCGCCAGCTACGGTGGTGCATGTGGGGTTGCCCATTACCGCTGATCTTCAGACACTTCCGCTCGCCTACGAAGGCGAGGCTTTTGGCCAAGGCCGCTTCAAGAACGTGAACCAGGTTTGGCTTCGAGTGTATCGGTCCAGCGGCATTTTCGTTGGGCCTAGCACTGATGAACTAGTAGAGGCGAAGCAGCGCACCGATGAGCTGTACGGTTCCCCGCCGGATTTGAAGAGCGAGGAGATTCAGGTGAGCCTCACACCAACGTGGGCGGACTCAGGTCAGGTGTACGTGCGCCAGTCGGACCCGTTGCCCCTAACCGTAGTGTCGATGACGCTTGAGGTTGCCATTGGCTCATAAGGTGCGCGTAGGCGCGAATTGCTGACTTAACTTCGGGGCGAGTTAAAAGGGGCGCGAATGGGGTCTTCATCGGTTGTAAGTGCTGCTAGGTCTGTTGCACCAGCGGTGACTTCGGTTGCGGGTGCGTTTTCGTCTGCCGCTGGTGCAGCCGCGTCAGCCGCTGGGGTGAGGGCGCAGTCGATGTATACCGCTGCGTTGGGCAAGCTCAACGAAGCGATGGCTCAGTCAGACGCTTCGTTGCTTGAGCTCAACGCGAGTATTAGTGAGCAGCAAGCGCGCATGGCCATTCAGGTGGGCCACCGCGAGGAGCAACAGCTTCGCCTGCAGTCGGCGCAAATTGAGGGTAAGCAGAGGGTTGGCTTCGCCGCCTCTGGTGTTGACCTCGGCGTTGGGTCGGCTGCGCGGGTTCTAGCCACCACTGACTACATGACCGAGGTGGATGCGTATGAGATTCGCGCCAATGCTGCGCGAGCCGCATTCGGGTACAAAGTGCAGGCCACCAATCAGAAGTTCGCGGCATTAAGCGCTCGTTCCCAAGGGATGACATACGCGGCTGGTTCCGCGTTCGCAAGCGCTGGTGCAGCGGGCATTTCCCCTTTGGCTTCTGCCGCCGGTTCCTTGCTCAGTAGCGCCAGCAGGATTGGGCCGCAGGTCTACGGAGCGGGCAAAAGCGCCGGCTGGTGGTCTTGATACAAGAGGGTTCGCACTGTGCCACGAGTTCCAACATACGATAACTATCAGGTTCAACAGAACCAAATACCGAACATCCAAGTTCGTCCCCCTGGTGTGCGCTTCGAGTCGCAATTCTCGCAAGAGCAAGCGACCAGACCAGGGCGCGAGATGCAGCAGATGGGCAACAACGTCATGGAGGGCGGTGCTGCGTTTGCTAGGGTCTACGCTGAGGAAGTTGAACGAGCCAACCAGGTCCGCGTTAACGACGCGATGAACAAGGCCGCGAAGGCGCGGTTGGAGTTGACCTATAGCCCTGAGGCTGGCTATGTAAACCTGCGCGGCGAGGCTGCGCTTAAGCGTCCTGGCGACAAGTCGCTGGACGTGGAATACACAGAGAAGTTGCAAAGTCACTTTAACGAGATTGCCAAGGGCCTCGGTAATGATGAGCAGCGCGCTCGCTTCAAGGACCAATCCGACAAGCTGCTGTTGCAGTTTCAAGGCAACCTGAGCCAACACGTTTCCAAGGAGTTTGTGGAGTACCAGGTTGGTGTGCAAGACGGCACGATTCAGACGGCGCGCGAGCAGATGGCCCTGAGCTGGTCCGACCCCAACGCGATTCAGCAGGGCAAGGACGCGATCAAAGCTGCTGTCTATGAGAAGGGGCGGATGCTGGGTCTGTCAGCCAAGCAGGTTGAAGCTGGCATGACCGAGGCGCTGTCGCCAGCGCACGCAGCGGTTATCTCCAGCGCAGTCGATTCCGGCAATGTGGCGTATGCCAAGGAGTACCTGAAGCAGTACAACACCGAACTCACGCCGCAAGCTCGTCTACAGTTGACCAAGGTGGTTGATGCTGGCGACTTCGAGCAACGCACACAGCAAGCTGCTGGCGAGCTTTGGGCGAAGTTTGAGGGTGACCCTGCGGCGGCACTGGCCGAAGCGCGCCAACGCTTTTCTGGCAAGGATGAGGATGCCATTGTCACGCGCATCAAGACGCTGGACTCTGAGCGCGTCGCCCTGCGGGAGCGTGCTCAAAAGGACGCAGCCGATAAGGCGTGGGGCATCTACGCGCGAAGCGGTTCATTGGGCAAGGTGCCCGCGTCAGTCCTGGCCGCAATGGACGGCAAGGACTTGGAGGCAATCCGCCGAACCGCACGCGCTGATGCTGAGGGTAAGACGCGCAAGACCGATCCAAGTATCTATTACGCGTTGACGATGGCTGCGGCCATGGATCCGAACTTCAAGAACGAAGATTTGCGACGCTATAGCGACAAGCTCTCGCCAAGCGATTTCAAGCACTTTGTGGATATGCAGGGGAAGGCTGCAAAGCCTGGCGAGATCGAGCAGGTGGCCACGGCCAACCAGCAGAAGGAAGCCATCGTGAAAGCGCTTGGCTTGGAGAAGCAAGACGTTGGTGTGTTCCACCAGGTGGCCGACAAAGCATTGTTCGCCGCGCAGGCTGAAAAGGGGCGCAACCTCACTCAAGAAGAGCGTCAGAAAGTCCTAGACAGGCTAGTGCTCCAGGGGACAACGCCCGGGTCGGTGTGGGGCACAAACAAAACTCGTGCCTTCCAGGCGCAAGCCGAAGGCCGACCATTTACACCCGTGTGGGATGACACCCAAAAGCGCCAGGCCACGGCAGCCCTGCAACGCCAGGGAGTTAAGAACCCCACTGCGCAGCAAGTTGATGCCGTGCTGCGCGCCACCTATCAAACGCAATGAAACTGCCTGACGATTTCGACACTGCTGCAGCCAAGGTCGCTGGTTCACTTTCCACCGATCCTATCGACAACGCTGCGCGCCAGGTGGTTGACAACCAGCGAACCACGGCCAAGTCAAGTATCTACGGGGCGTTGCTTGAGAACCCCGACATGGCGGCAAGGGCGCAGAAGCTCGGGCGGCAGACAGGCTTGCCGCCAGACCTGGTGCAACGCAATCTGCCAGAGGTAGAGCGCGGTATTTACCTCAACGACGTTGACAAGCTGCTCCAGCAGAACCCTGCTGTCGCTCAGTTCCTGGCGTCGCCACAGTTTGCCGCGATGGCCCATGACGATGTTAAGAACATGGGTGCCGTAGAAAGTACCCTGCGGGTATTTGGAAACCTGGGCACGGCTGCAAAGTCTGGTGTTGCCAGTGTCAATGCTGGCCTCATGGGGGCGTTGCAAGCCCCTGTCGATCTTCTGGCCCCACTTGGTGACCCACTCGCCGGTACGATCCTTCCAGAGAACCCACTGCGTCGCGTGGCCTCAGGATTGTCCAAGCTGCGGCAGTCTTACGAGGCGGATGCCAAGTATTGGACGCCGAAGGCGGGTGGTGACATCGAGGCTGGCATCTACTCAGGTGTCTCGTCGCTGACCACTAACCTCCTTGGGCTCCCGATGTTGTTTGCTGGACCTGCAGGCCAGCGCGCCTACCTGACGCAGATGACCGCGCCTGTGGGCGGACGAGCCTACGGCGAGGCTCGGGACAAGAACATAAGCCCTGTCCAGGCGCTGGCTTTCGGTGTGTCTCAGGCCGCAGTGGAGTACGCAACTGAGAAGCTGCCGGTAGCTAAGCTGGTGGGGGACTTGAAAGTTGGCGCACCCCTGTATCGGACCCTCGCTAACCAGCTCGCCACTGAGATCCCGGGCGAACAGCTCGCCACCATTGTTCAAGACTTGAATGAATGGTCGCTGCTGCATCCAGAAAAGCCATTCAAAGACTACATAGCCGAGCG